GATGGGATCTTATCAGATTTATTACAAGATATAAATAAAGATATTATTTTATCATGTATTTTTCAAGTATCATTTGCTTTAGCATATCTACAAAAATATCTACAATTCACTCATAATGATCTCCATATTGATAATATTATGTATCAACGGACAGATAAATTATTCTTATATTACAAATATAATAATATTTATTTTAAAATACCTACACATGGATATATATTTAAGATAATAGATTTTGGTCGTGCTGTATTTACTTTTAAAGATAAATTATTCTTTAGTGATTGTTTCTCTAAATATGGAGACGCTGATGGTCAGTACAAATATCCTGTTGATACATTTTTATATAATAAACCCCATGAAGAAAAAAGCAATATTAAACCAAATTACCATTTTGATTTATGTCGTTTATCTATGACTGTATTAGAAGAATTAAATTACAGCAAATATCACGATTATAAAGAAAATCAAAATTTAATTGATTTCTTGTATTCGATGACAATTGGTAAAAATGAATTAAAAATATATGAATTAGAAGATAATTTTGATATGTATGTATCTATAGCTAAATATGCTAATAATTCTTTACCATTAGATATTATACAAAATGATATATTCAAACAATTTAGGATAAAAAAGAAACATTTTCCTAAACGATTTAGTTATCATTTGTGATATTATTTTCTAAAAAGGCGGTTTATCATGAAATGGTATAGAACAACTACTATCAACAGCAGTCACATTACATGAAAATAATAATTTAATCACATTTAAAACAACCATAGATATGATAAATAATACAATTATATGTTTTTTATTTAATTCTTCGGATTCTTTATCAAATCGTGTAAATAAATAATAAGCAAAAACTAATATTAAACTAATAATAACATCCATCATAATACTACTGTTCATTATTTTTATAATATTGTAAAATAAAAAAAAATCATAATTTAATTTAATTCAAATCATCGAATAATATAAATGAATTATCAGATTTATCTGGTTTATTTTCTTCTATTTTGTCCATAACAACTTCTTGTTTATTATCCATTTTTTGTAAATCTTCCATAAAAAGATCAACTGTTTCTTTATCATCATCTTTTTTAAGTTTATCTTCTATAATAATAACATCTTCTATAGATGTTTTTAATGGTTTAGATTTTTTTTCTTGATCGGTAATATCTTCTATTTTAACATATCCTCTTTCTTCTTGTTCTTTTTTAAGTTTTTCTTCATATGATAATATAGGTTCTTGAACTATATTATCAGTTGGTAAAGTATCTACTTTTATAGGATCATTTGATATTTTAGAAACTATTACCTCACCTGATTTTATATCTGTATCTTCATTATCTTGTTTTATTTTAACTAATTTATCATATAATTCACTATTTTCTTTTTGTGGATCTATTATTTCAGGATTATCATATCTGTTATTATCAACTATTACTTCTTCAATATCATTTATTTCTAAACCATCACAATTTCTATCTATAGTTTCTTCACCTGGTGATTCATATCCAGAATGTAAATCATTTTGTTTTATTTCCAATGATTCGGTTATTTCTTCAGGTTCTTTTGTGATTTCTATTACGGGATTAGATTTTTCGTCTATTTCATCTGATTCATCTATTTCATTTGTATTTCCCTCAACTATTTCTTTAGGTGAATCTTCATCTTTAAGATTTAATAATTCTTTTAATTTATTTAATAATAATGTATTATCATCTAATTTTTCTTCTTCTTTTTCAGGTTTATCATGAAGATCTAATTGTCCTTTAATTATATCTTTAACTGGTAAAGAAAAACGTATTGTATTTTCAATACCTTCACATATAATGTCTTCTATTGTTTTAAGATTATTTTGATATTCCATTCCTGATATATTTTCTGAAAATAAAAGTGGATTTTTCCATATATTTCGTGCAGTATTTATGTAACATTTATGAATAAAATTAGATAATTTAGGAACTGTTAAATTGATTTTATCTATATTATTTGTTCCTATTGACATAAGAATCTTTGTATGTGCTATAAATACTGCTGTTAAAAGATCTTCAAGATAATCACATTTAGATGATTCTATTATTCTATCAGTTTCATTCACAACCATTTCATTATTCCATTCAGGAACTTTTTCTAATAATGTTCTGAATATATATAATAATGATGATGACGAATTTTCTTTATAAATATCTTTAGAATCATCATATATCGATTTAATACCATCGAATAAATGTGAATGAATATTATTAATTAATTGTTTTGTATATTCTATTTTGGCTTGTACATATATAGATGATTTAGAGTCTTCCATTAATATTTGATAATTATATTTTAATTTTATTTATTTAACAAATATATTGTATAATATATATATGATAGGTGGTGATTTATTAGCAACAGGTTCTTCATCATGTATATTTAGACCAAGTATTCCTTGTAAGGGTGAAACAGGTTCACATAAAAATAAAGTATCCAAAATTGTTTATGGTGAAAAAGCACTTAAATACTATACAAAAGAAAAAAATATAGCTCAAGTCATAAAGAAAATTAAAGGATATAGTAACTGGTGTATTATATCTGAGACATTTTGTGATCCACCCAGTTATGATAATATTTTTAAATATGATAAACAAATATTATCATGTAAAGACAGAAATTATGAACAAATTTTTGATGATTCCAGTAAAATGATGACAAGTAAATATGGAGGTGTCACATTTGAAGATTATTTTAATGATGAAGTTTTAGTCATAAAAGATCTAAAACATATAGAGATGAATATGTATAAATTATTGAAAAAAATGAAATATTTATTTATAGGATTAACAAAAATACATAAATCTAAATTAGTTCATTTAGATATAAAATACAATAATATTGTCTTAGATGGTAAATATTTTAAATATATTGATTTTGGATTATCATCTGAATTGATTGATAGTAATCATTTTAGATTAAGGAGTTTATCAGAATTTAAATCAAACAGATTATATTTATGGTATCCTTTAGAATATTTATATGCTGTAATAGATGATAGTTCTAAAATGAAAGAATTATCAAAACTTAAATCATCTCCTAAATTTAGAAAACATTATAATACCTGTGTAAGTATTCATAAATTATTTGGTAAATTATTTAATGATCATGCTGTTTCATTATTAAAATCTAGAAAAATACAAACTGATGCTGAATATAAAGAATTAGTAATATCTATAGATGTATATAGTTTAGGTATTATGATACCTTTCTTTTTTATAGATTATTCATTATATGATTTTATTTTTGAAAGTGCGTTTTTAAAAGATTTATTTATATTATTCAGAAATATGTGTGAATTTGATCATAGAAAAAGAATTAAACCCGATGAGTGTTTAAATAGATATAATAAATTAATGAAAAAATATTCACATTTAGATAATAGTAAGGGTAAAAAAACTAAAAAACGAAGATAATATTATATATTATATATTATAATGGTCAAAAGTAAAAATAAAAAAGTAAATCATATGAATAAAAAACATACGAAAAAGAAAAAAACTATATCACGTTTTAAAAAAGGATCAAGAGGAGTAATGCATCATCGACATATGACACCTAAGAATAATAAAACTCCATGGATTTTTAAATTCCCAAAAACAAAAAAGGCAATAAACAATTTTTTTGGATATAAATCAGAGGAAAGAGATAGACAGATAGAGGCAGAAATTCTAAGAAAAACTATTGAAGATCAAAAAGAGGCTAAGGCAGAAATTCTAAGAAAAACTATTGAAGATCAAAAAGAGGCTAAGGCGAGAGTCCAAAGTCGGTCAATTAATGGTTGGGGACGAATGTCACCGCCTGGCGCAGACAAACGTCATGAACAGAGGAAGAAATTATTACAAAGCCGTCAAAGAGGTCCCCTAAATGTTTCACCTGAACCGGTATCTCGTCCATCGTCTCCGGAAACAGTTATTCCTACAGTTCTTTCACATCGTCCTGCACATTTACCAAGTCGACCTCCGAGTAAAAAGGATCTATTATCTGGACCAGCTACACATATTATGCCTAATAGTTCAATGGATCCTATCAGTTTAGGTCCACCAGCTACAAGTCTGCCAGATTTTTATGACACAGTTTATATTGGTAAGGAAAGAATTTTAACTCTTGATGTAATTGTAACAGTGAAAATTAGAAAAAATACTAGTGGTTCAGATAATGGACTAATGGACTTATATTTAATAGCAGATGTATCTGGTTGGTCAAATGGATTTATAAGAGCAGGAATTAATTCTGTTAAAGCAGTTCTTATTACCGCATTAGATGATTTTAATTCTAAAAATAAAGATATAGATTTAAAATATGAGTTTGGAGATAAATATATTAAATTTTGTTTAAAAAATATTAAATTTAATCATGTAATAGATGATAAAGGATCCGTTATTATACCTGATTCTACTTTAAATAATTTATTCCAGTCTGTTGGAAATAGTTTAGGGGGGGCAGGAGCAGATCCGCCTATGTTAAAAATCCATGTCAGAAAAGATAGTTGGAAACAAATAAAACCTAAAAATTTAGGAACATCTAAAAGATCTTGTAAATCTAATAATTGTTTACAAGTATTTTTTTATATTTCTACTGGTTTAAGAATGATTGGAGATATAAATAAGACATTCATATTAGAAAAATCTAAAAAACACACTATTAATGATGATATATGTTCTGACGTTGAAATGTCTAAATCACCTAAAGAATATATGAAAGGTGCTAAACATAATAATAAGAAAAAACAGACAAATAAGAAAAAAACTAAAAAAAAATCATCTTAATAAACATAATCCTCCAAATACAATTATTACACCAAATACATGTTTTAAACTTATTTTTTTATTCATAAATAATACTGTTAATACTAATAATATTAATACATTTAAATTTATTATAGATACTGATTTACTTGGATTATCTGTATTTTTTAATGAATTATATATACATGGTTCTACAATTATATATACTATTATTAATCTTATGATAATTAAAAATATATCATTATAATCATCTATCATTTTAATTTTTCTTTTTGTAACTAATACATAAACCATTGTTATTATAAATACAAAGATATTGGCATGTATTATATAATCTATATAGTTATATTTCCGCGCAATTCTACTTGAAAACATATCTCTGACAGCTATAAAAAATGCTGCCACTAATGCGTATTTCATCCATAACTCCATATATATTAGTTTATATTTAAAAATACTTTAATTTTCATAGATATATGGTTGAAATTAAAGATTTAGATAATAAACAACTTGCTCAGATCGCATTAAAATATAATATTATAGATAGAACTAAAAAATATACTAGAGGTGATTTAATCACAATACTAGAAAATTTTAAAAAAAATAAACAATCCCAACAAAATCAACAAAATTCTAATGTTAAATCTGTATCTGTAAATAATCAAAGAAGAAATTCTGTGTCAGGTAATCAACAGAGTAGAGATAGAACTGGACCACCCAAACCAAGCAATAATCGTCGTAGATTGTCAGAACCAAATACAAATGCTGAAAGAGCTACTGCTGTTCAAACACATGAAATGAATCAAATACAACAAAGATCAGTACAAAATTTAAATCAACAAATGAATTCTAATAACCCAAAATATGATAGATTTGGTATTTATCCACCTGTAAAAAAATTAGTATGTATTGGTGATATTCATGGTGATTTAACTGTAGCAATAAAACTTTTAAAACTAGGTGAAGTTATCCCACAAAATGCTGATATAAGAAATATAGATGGTATTCATTGGTCAGGAGGTGATACATGGGTTGTACAATTAGGTGATCAAATTGATAGATGTCGTCCTGACGAATGGAGTGATAAAGATTGTATTGTTGATTTTGATGACGTAATTGATGACGAAGGTAGTAATAGAGCAATTATACGTTTATTTTTTAGATTGGATGATGAAGCACGTAAAGTAGGTGGGAGATTATTAGGGGCATTAGGTAATCATGAACTTATGAATGTTGATAAAGATTTCCGTTATGTTTCACCTAAAGAATTTCTTGAATGGGTGCCACCTAATGAACGTAATACTAAACATACTAAAGATGGATATCCTCTTGGATATTATCACAGATTAAAAGCATTCCAACGTGGTGGCAATATATCTAAATTATATGCTGATAGAAAAAAAAGTATTATAATTATTGGATCATATGTGTTTGTTCATGGTGGATTAAGTATTGAATTAATGGAAAAATATAAAATTGCTGAAATTAATGATATTGTAGCTAGATGGTTACTTAATGCTGATCCTGATCAAAATTCGGTTGAATCGAGAATATTTGATGAAATATTCCGACAAGATGATGATATGTCACCATTTTGGTGTAGGATATTTGGCGAAGACGAAGATAATCCTGAAAATAATGCTCAAAACTTTGCTAAATTATTACATCTTATTAATAAAAATAATAAATTATTAATGCCAATTAAAGGTATGGTTATCGCACATACACCGCAATATATGGAAAATAAATATCTTAATTCTATGTATAATGACAGATTATGGAGAATAGATGTAGGTATGAGTCGTGCTTTTGGTTCTCAAGATGAATGTGGTGCTAATAAAATGCGTAAACCTCAATTATTAATTATTCATAATAATTCACAATTCGAAAAAAGAATTGCTTCATTAGGACAAGCACGTCATCCTGCTACAAATAATGGTCAAAATATCAATTTAGAAAATGAATTTATCCCATTTTAATATAATTATTTTCTAATATATATTATAAAATGGTTGCTCGAAAAAGAAGTGTTAAAAAAACTATGAAAAGATCTAATAAAATGTTAGGTGGTTCCAAGAAACGCAAATCTAAAGCAAAAAAAACTAAAAAGAAAGGTTCTAATTGGATGAAATGCTTAAGCAAAGCACGTAAAGAATTAGGTATTAAAGGATTTGTTACTATTAATAAAGGTAAAGAAGGTGTAGCACTTTACAAAAGAGCTAAAGAACTACAAGGTAAATAAATTTGATTTATTATTTTAAAATTATTAAATATAAAATGTCATCAAACTTGAACATGAACTTTTCTTCTTTGCCTTTGAATTTGAAATCTAATAATGATGTATCACATCTTTATTGTCGTGCTGTGTGCGGTGTTAGTGTCCTGTATTGCGTTTTACGACCGAAAACGAAAGATAATAGTTAAAGACGGTGCTTGCCGTGCTAACGGTCACGGTTCATCTAAAATTACTTCCCATGCTGAAGAAATAGCTATTAAATATTGTCGTCAATTTGATGAGAAAAATAAATATGATATTTATATTTGGAGATACGGTAAAGAAGGTAATATTAAAACAACTACATGCTGTAAATCTTGTACTAAACTGGCAAATAAATATAATTATCAAAATAGAATATTCACATTTGATGGAAATACTATAGTTAATGCTGTTGTAGATAATCCTGGTGTATCATTGGGTAATATGTTGCGTAATCTTTAAAATATTATATATATATATTTTTTTTTATTATATATTTTATATGTTGTTAAAACCCGATACATTAGTATCTAAAACAATTTATGCTTCATTAGTTGTACAAATTATTACTACTGTATTTAGTTTAGGAGGGATTTTCACAAAATTAAAAGAAAAAGATGTAGTCCTTCAGGAAATACTTGTTCTCGAAGCAGTAGTACAGTTAATTGAGTCATGTTTTTATGTATGGGTCATATTTGCTATTCATAATCTTAATAAAGTTACTCCTAGAAGATATATCGACTGGACATTTTCTACACCAATTATGTTAACATCTACTATTGTATTTATGAAATATCAAGAATATAAAGAAAAAAATATAAATAAATCATTCAGATTATTAGATTTCTTTAAAGAAAATAAATCTAATATTGTAAAGATATTTGTATTTAATGGTCTAATGTTGTTATGTGGATTCTTGGGTGAAGCAGGTATTATTGATAAACGTATAGGCATACCATTAGGTTTTATATTCTTCTATTTATCATTTAATTTAATATATAAAGAATATGCTAAAAAATCTAAGTTAGGTAAGAAATTATTCACATTTTTAGTAGTAGTATGGGGTTTGTATGGTGTTGCTGCTATGACTGATTTAAAAACAAAAAATATATCATATAACATGTTAGATATTGTTGCTAAGAATTTCTATGGATTATTTATTTATTATATTATTTTACAAATATCTAAGGATAAATAATATTACAATCAATTTCTTCACCATCTAATATTTTCTTAATATCATCATTTTCTTTTACAATATATACAGGTGCTACAGGTGATTGTATATAAAATATAAGATCTAATAAATATTGGATAAATGAATTATTAATAAGAATTATACTTTTTTGTAAATATTGTTCTGGTTCTTTTTTTAATCTATAGATAAATGATGACATTTTAAAAGAATATTTAATATTATAAACTTCTAAATTAGATGAATCAAATATAAATGTGAAAGGTATTTTTTGTTCATATAGTCGCAACCATTCATTCGTTAAAATATTAAATTCTTCATTAGTTTCTAATTTCCCAAAAGTAACATAAATATTTGGAAAATTATCATAATTAAATTTAACAAACATATATTAGAAAATAATATAATAAATATAAATAATATTCACACAATTTTTTTCTATGTTATATTATAAAAAGACATGGGAGGAGGATTAATGCAACTCGTAGCTTATGGCGCTCAAGACGTCTATCTTACCGGCAACCCGCAAATTACTTTCTTTAAAGTCGTTTATAGAAGACACACTAATTTCTCGATGGAACACATCCAACAAACTTTTAAAGGCACTCCTAATAATAATGCTCGTGTAGTAGCTACTGTTGCTCGTAATGGTGATTTAATTCATGATTGTTTTCTAAAAATTAATAATAATTCATCTACTAATAGTTATAATCCAGGTCACAATATTTTAGATAATGTTGAGGTTGAGATTGGAGGACAATCTATAGATAAGCAATATGGACATTTTATGGAAGCACATGCTGAGTTAACTGAACAAAATTATGGTGGTTTTTGCACGACGGCACGAATCCTGACAGTAGGGGCGACCAATGTTGCTGATATATCACCATTTCAATATACAGCAGGTGCCGGAGGAGTACGTGTGAATACTACTACGGCAAATTTATATGTACCACTACGATTCTGGTTTTGCAGACATGTTGGATTATCTCTTCCACTCATTGCTCTTCAGTATCATGAAGTTAATGTTAATGTTACTTTTAGTGGTGCGTATTCGAATATCTCTTCAGATATAGAACCACAATTATGGGTAAATTATATTTATCTTGATACTGATGAACGCAGAAGATTTGCTCAGGTATCCCATGAATATCTTATTGAACAGGTTCAAACGCAAGAGTTTTCTTGGAGAGCGCCTTCAGGAAATCAAACTTTCAAACTTAATTTTAACCATCCAGTTAAAGAATTAATTTGGGCAGCGACTAAGGGACCCTTACAGACCTCTGGTTGGGGGGTGACGGCAGACACCAACGCCGGTTCATTTGATAATTTTGCTACTGCTGATACAACCATGAAATTAAGATTAAATGGTCATGATAGATTTGCTAGTCAAGACGTAGATTATTTCACAAGATATCAACCCATGGAATATCATGAAAACTTATGTAGAAGTGTAAATATGGATCAAATAGGTGTTTATTCATTTGCCTTAAAACCTGAAGAACATCAACCATCAGGAACATGCAACTTCTCCAGAATTGATTCTGCTGAATTTGAACTTACTAAAGCTGCCAATGGTAGTAGCACTAATATTACACTTCAAATGTACGCCATCAATTACAATGTCCTAAGAATTATGAGTGGTATGGGTGGATTAGCATACAGCAACTAATTATTATAGTTGATATTATAGTTGATATTTAACCCATTTTTTTATTCTGTCTATTTTTCTTATTTTTTTTTCTATGTTATATTATAAAAAGACATGGGAGGAGGATTAATGCAACTCGTAGCTTATGGTGCTCAAGACATCTATCTTACTGGTAATCCACAAATTACTTTTTTTAAAGTCGTTTACAGAAGACACACTAATTTTTCTATGGAACACATCCAACAAACCTTTAAAGGCACACCAGGATCAGGTGCTAGAGTTGTTGCTACAGTATCTCGCAATGGCGATTTAATCCACGATTGCTATATTAAGTTTAATTGTAATCAACTTGGTACATCTGGCGGGGGGAATGGGATAAATAACCCAGGTCACGCTTTAATCAATAATGTTGAAGTTGAAATTGGCGGACAATCTATAGATAAACAATATGGTCATTTTATGGAAGCACATTCAGAGTTAACCGAAAAAAATTATGGGTATGTCAACCCGGGCGCAGGTTCAGCAACTGCCGATAAACATGGAATTAACGCCACAAATACTGAATTTTCTCCATTTCAACAAACAGCTGGAGCAGGAGGAATTCTTGTGGAAGATAATAATCCATGTAATTTATATGTGCCTCTAAGATTCTGGTTCTGTAGACATGTTGGATTATCTCTTCCACTGATTGCTCTTCAGTATCATGAAGTAAATATTAATGTTACTTTTTCAGGTGGTGGTGTATATAGTAGCGCTGCGGCGGCGGCTCCCAATGTGGTCAAAATAGGTAATGATCCAGAATTATGGGTAAATTATATCTATCTTGATACTGATGAACGTAGAAGATTTGCTCAGGTATCTCACGAATACTTGATTGAACAGGTCCAACAACAAGATGGATCGGTGGCGGACGGTCCCAATAAAACATTTAAATTAAATTTTAATCATCCAGTAAAAGAATTAATTTGGGTCGGACTGGTTCAATCCCCCAATGGTTGGGGTGTTAACCACCAGCTTGCAAATGATTTTATCAGCTGGGGTGATAAGGATACAAAGCATAAACTAATCTTAAATGGACACGACAGATTTGCTGAACAAGATATTGATTATTTCACAAGATATCAAACATACAAATACCATAGGAATTTAACAAGATCTAATACAGCTGATTCTATAGGTGTTTATTCATTTGCCCTTAAACCTGAAGAACATCAACCATCGGGAACATGTAACTTTTCTCGTATAGATTCGGCACAATTAGAATTTACGAGTCCTAATGTGGCCGCTGATATTTTTATATATGCTATTAATTACAATGTTCTTAGAATTATGAGTGGTATGGGTGGATTAGCTTATTCTAATTAATTTCTATTTAATGAAAAAAAAAATCTATGTTATATTATAAAATGAATACTCAAACTATTTTTATGTGTGTTGTAGCATTATTAATTGGTATGTTAGTAGCAAATATGTTACAAAATGTTTGTGGATGTAAGAAAGTTGAAGGGTTTTCTGCACAATTGGGCGATCGTACAGATCCGTCCGTAAATCCCGATATGGGTATAATTGATCAATTTATAGAGAATAATCAAGGTGATGAAAATGATGCGTGTGGTATGTGGCACCAATATCGTCAGGCTGTACCGGTTGAATCTGCGGTGACAGCATTAAGTACCTATTGCGACCAATCCACGACGTACAAGAGTCAAGAAGAATGGATTAAAGGATTACAGCGCATAGTGAACCCTGGGGATGATCAAGCTGATGCCTTTAAAAAAGGGACATGTACGATAAGAACCAATACAGATTTTGACAGTTCGTGTATTGATGTATTCAATTAATCTCAAAACTAATTCTATAGATTAATAATTCTTTTTCTAACTGTATAGGTATTTCATAATAGAAATCACTTATTTTTTTACTTTTATTATACAATTCTGGTTTATCATAAATGTATGGTTTAAATACATAATCACTTTGATTATACATATTAAATATTAATTCTACACCAAATGAATCAAAATATTCTTTCATTTTTATTATAGAGTCAATTTCTAAAGTCACTATATCAACTTTACCATTATCATCTCCATATAGATGTTTCATACCGTCAGTGAATATTTGTAATAATTGTTCAAATATATGTTTATTAAAGTTATTTCCAGGATTTGGTGGTTCTAACTCTAATTTTATAGTCATTTTTTTTTTAGGATTTTTTGTAAAAACATATTTAATAAATGAATCATGATCACCTGATTTATATTCTGTATTCTCATTTTCCATATATTATAGTTAATTTAAATATTTTTTAAATATGATAAAAAAAATTTTATTATATAGTTGATTTATAGTTATTTACTTGCCATGGAAGCGCTGTGTGCAGTTAGTGCGACCTGGCTGATGAATATTGTGATTTTTCCTGCCTACACGATTTGATAACTTACTTCGGTTGCTTTTGTATGAGTATTGTTGTTTGTGATGAGGGGGATGAATATAAATAGAGATATTACGGTGATTACCACTTACCGGTTCTACATATTGTTCCATAGATTGATTAACTACCATAACTTCCATACCTGGTGGGGGACTGTCGGATACAGTCGTGACATTAAAGTCATAAGGCACGGTACATGCCACACAGGCGCAGGTTGCGGTGGTTGCGATGATTGCGACCATTATTGATGTGTTTGATTTATCTTCAAACGATATCTCAAATTTATTTGAAAAAAATTTTATTACTATTATGATATATATTAATTATTAAGTGCTATCTAATCGGAGTCAGAATCATTCTCTTCATCGCTTTCTGATACATCACTGTCAGATGATTCGTCATCGGAGAAAGGTGTTTCTTCATCATAGTTGTTGTGATCTGTAGACAATACCTCTGATACTTCTTCTTCATCGCTATCACCATCCACTACGGGAGTAGTATTGGCGGTGGGGGTGGGAGCTGGTTCTTTCTCAGCAGCAGCATCCTGTTCAGGTTCATGGGCGGGTTCTTGCTCAACAGCGTCTGACACTGGTTCCTGGACGGGATCTTGTTCAACAGCGTCTGACACTGGTTCTTGGACAGCAGTGGGTACGACTGCTTCTTGTTCAGGATCTGAGGAGACCTTCTTCTTGACCTTCTTGTCCTTCTTCTCTGGTTTCTCAGTCTTATCAGACTGCTCTGCCATTTCTACCGATTTTTTTGCCTTTTTGACCTTCTCAGGATGAGACTGGTCAGACCAGTAGTGACGGCCTGGCTTCTTGGACGCCGGCGGACCAAACGGTTCTTCCGGACGAGTCTCCGTGATCTTGCCTAGCCACCAGGGACCGTGCTCTGAGATCTTTTTGGCGTGAGACTTACAGTATCCGTCCTCAACAGCGCGACTAGAGCACTGGATACCGTCAAATCCGTCCTTCCAGATGCGGCAGAGGCATCTGGAATGATCGACACCAGAGGACTGGCGATCCTCTAGAGACTGTTTAGGCGACTGCACTTTTTTTGGTTTTTCTTGTTTTGTAGTTTTTTTGGTAGATTTTTTGGGTTCGAAGAACTGCCCGAAGAGCAGAGACAATGTCTCATCCCTCTGAAGATCAGAGAGAGAAACAGAGTCCCCGCCGCCCGGACGAGTAATCGTATATGTCTCGACAAGATGCTTTTGGACAGACTCGATGAGAGCAGTCTTGGTAGCAATCTTAAGAGCCATGAATGCGATGAAAGTGCGAGTTGTGTTCTCAGATAACTTGAATTAGCAAGTGTATAAGAACGTAGATTTTGATGTCAAATTATCTTTATCTCAAATTTTTTGAGATCACGTGAGATAAATTGTTGAGATTATTTGAGATAAATCTCAATTTTTTTACGATATTTTTATAATATATATTATATATATATGTTCTTTAATATGCGTTCAAATAAGAAACATAAGAAACATAAGAAAACTATAAAAAAGAACGTATCTAAAACTGTTCCTAAAGTCTATGATACAAAAATAGATCCTAAGAATAGACCTAAACTTATTATACATCAAATATATGGTGTTTTTAGAGATGGTAAACCATTAAGTGATTTCCCACTATTTGTTGATTCTAAAAAAGCATGGATGAAAGTTGCTAAAGATGCTGGTTATAGATATAAACTATGGAATGATGATATGTGTACTAAATTAATTAATAAATATCCTGAATTTAAACCGATGTATGAATCTATAGAAAAGACAAAAAAACCGGCGGTTATGAGAGCAGATATTATGAGATTTTTAATCCTATATGATGAAGGTGGTATGTATGTTGATATGGATGTATTTCCTATAAAGAAAAAATATGAATATGATAGATTAGCATTCTGTGAATACTATTATACACCAAAAAAACCACAAACAAATACGGATATGGAAGTTATATATGCTCCTAAAGGAAGTCAAGTTATGTATGATTTTCTTAAATTTGTTGAAACACAGATTAAAGAGAAAAGTAAAACTCTTCCTAAATCATGGAAGATTCGATATATATTCTATACAACAGGACCTAGGGCATTAATGAAATTCTTAAAGATGCATAAAGTTGAATATGATGAAATAAAAAGTAATCTTGGAAAGAGTGATGATTTACGGAAGTTTAAAGGTGTTGATTATGATGTTATATCATATTTTAGTATGTCATATAATCCACATAGTAAAAATGTAGGTTATGATAAAAAGAAAAAGTAATAAGATAATATTAATTAATATACGTTTATAAATATTAGAGATGCACAGAGTGGGATTCGAACCCACGAAGCATGCGCAGTAGATCTTGAGTCTACCCCCTTTGACCGCTCGGGAATCTGTGCTAAAAATATCCATGACGGGACTCGAACCCGCAATCCCCAGATTAGAAGTCTGGTGCGTTATCCAATTACGCTACACGGACTATATTCTCACTAGGGTGAATCGAACACCCGACAAATGGATTTACAGTCCACTGCTCTACCTACTGAGCTATAGTGAGAAAAGGTTCCGCCGGGGATTGAACCCGGATCACAAGATTCAAAGTCTTGAGTGCTAACCATTACACCACGAAACCTAATAATATTAAGGAAAGCGAATACTGTAGAGAGGTTTGAATATAATATAATTAAATTAATAATTATATTATTATTCAATATATAGTTTTCAAGAAATAACAGATATTCTTGGCCTTAATATTAAATCTCCCCCTGCTGGGATCGAACCAGCGACCTACCGGTTAACAGCCGGGTGCTCTGCCTACTGAGCTAAGGAGGAAATGCTGAATCAGGGACTCGAACCCTGGACCACCAGATTAAAAGTCTGGCGCTCTACCAACTGAGCTAATTCAGCAT